GATTTAATGAAGGATTTACAGTATTATGAGTAAGTTAGATAAAAATATGGAGGAGATGTTAGACATTGATGTCTCCACTAAACCAGAAGGAGGTTGCACTACTAGGAAGCAGCAACTAAAGGATGTCACAGAAGACAGAGAGAAAGACTATGAATATACTAGAGGAGAACTCTACAGTCTTATTTCTAAGGGTCAAGAGGCAGTACAAGGAGCGTTAGAGGTTGCACAGGAGTCAGGGCATCCAAGAGCGTTTGAGGTTGCTACAAACGCTATGAAACAGGTAGCAGACATGACTGATAAATTAATGGATCTTCAAAAGAAAGTTGCTGATCTTGATGAAGAGAAGAAAGGTCCAAGTAAGGTTACAAACAATGCTATGTTTGTAGGTAGCACAGCAGAACTACAAAAGATGCTTAAACAGATGGGCAAATCAAAATAGTATTTGTGCCGTATTGAACATTTTTTAAAATATGATATAATTAAATATGGATGCCGTGAAAGATATGCGACTTAACGAAGCAGACGTATACCGTCTAACCACTGCTTGTAAACTGTATCAGGAACAAACTGGTTCAGAATATATGTGGGATGAGTACCAAAATTTAATCGAAAAGATTAATACAATGTGTGAGCAGGGGTACTGTTCTTTTTCAAAGAGTAGCCCATGACTGAAGAAAAAATTAAATCTCTGTGTTACACAAAGGAAGAAGTTGATGAAATGATTGCTGCTGCTGTTGCAGAAGCACGTGCCATTGATGAAGAATCTATGCGTAAGCATAATAGAGATGCAACGATCATTAGCATGATCTTAGGATTCACTTGTCTTGCATTATTTGTAGATGGATTACTTCGCATACTTGGTATCATTCCACCATTCGCAGGTCTTGACGTTAATATCTTGGATGATATCGCAGAGAAGACTAAGATCATTGTAGAAAATGACATGGTTAAAAATGGTATAAGTAAAATACAACGATGGTAAATTAAATGCTTTCAACACAATATCGGTTACGACTAGAAGCTATCTGTAAAGACATTGCTTCTGGTACTGATGTTTCAATACAAAACATGATCTGGGCAGAGAAACTTGGTAAAGCAAATACTGCTGCTAGAGGTATGTTAAAGACTGCTAGAAGGATGGCAACAAATCCTAACGAGTCTTTTCTGAATGAGTTGAATATAGGAGACCCCGATCCAACTCATCATAAGAGGGGTTTCGGTTCTCCAGATGAAGTAGTGGAATGGTTCCACCAAGAAAGATCTGATGATTGGAGACAACGTGATTGAAAAAACTGACAAGATAGTTCAGATGGTACTGTTGAGTCCACATGAAGCAGACCACTTATTTAAAAAAGAAGACGGTACATTCTATTGGTGTCATCATCGAAAAGGTGGTGACACCTTTTCTATACCAGAGATACAACTAGAAATGTTTCCACCTGAACCACCCAAGAAACTAGATGTGGGTACAGATGCACCACATCATAATATTCTAGAAAGATATTATGGTAAGGACTGGAAACCTACACCACAAGAAGGATTGGAGGATCATTACTAATGCATCCTAACGGTTACACACAAGAGATGATCAAAGAGTTGCTAGGCACTGCTTGGTTGGACAAAGATAATATTCCTGAAACTGGTAATCAAACTAGAAGGAGAAAAGGTAATGAGATGAGAGCAGGGAAGAGACCCTATCCTAAGTATCCATCAAAGGAGTCAAGGATAGCAGATACTTCAGGTAGGTTTGATGAGAATGGACAATACATATATCCAGAGGGATCTGGATTTAATTTTATGGATAAAATAGATCCTAATTCTCAATGGAAAGTTAAAGTATCATGAGCGATGTAGTTTGGTCTATAAATATAATGATAGCAATACTACTTGTAGCAGTAGGCTATGTAATATATTGGATTTTTAAATACGATGACTGGAATGATACCACCGTCACGGAAGAGTTGTTACAACTTCCGAGTGACGAAGATCAACAGAGTTCTTGATGGAGATACTATTGACGTTACCATTGATCTTGGGTTTGATCTATACAAGAAAGAAAGAGTTAGAATTGCAGGAGTTGATACTCCTGAGAAAAGAACACGAGACTTAGAGGAGAAAGCACTTGGAATCGACGCAACCAACTGGCTCAAAGAAAAACTCAAAAATAGTATTGACGGTCCTGATGAGCTTTCTATTAGGACTGAACTTGTTGGTGGGGTCGGTAAATACGGTCGTCTTCTTGGGTGGCTTTATATCGGGGATTCAAATGTGTCCCTTAATGAGAAGATGATCGCTGAAGGTTATGCTTGGCCTTATGATGGTGGAACTAAACAAAAGAACTTTGAAGACCTACGTGTAATCCGTAGACAATTTGGTACATTAAATGGTTAGTAAAACTGAGATATATCTTGGTAACCCCAACCTGAAGAAGGCTGGTACTGAGATACAATTTACTAAAGAACAAGTAGAAGAGTGGATAAAGTGTAAGAATGATCCACTTTACTTTGCTACGAAGTATATGCAGATTATCAACTTGGATGAGGGTCTAGTACCTTTTACCATGTATGATTTTCAGCAGAAGATCTTAATGGACTTCCATGAAAATAGATTTAACATTGCTAAACTTCCTAGACAGACTGGTAAGAGCACCACTGTGGTGGCGTATCTTTTACATTATTGCATCTTCAATGATAGCGTTAATATTGGGATACTCGCTAACAAGGCTAGTACTGCTAGAGAACTCTTAGGTAGACTACAACTAGCGTATGAAAACTTACCCAAGTGGATTCAGCATGGAATACTTGTGTGGAATAAAGGTAGTGTGGAGTTAGAGAATGGATCTAAAATATTGGCTGCGTCTACTTCTGCTAGTGCTGTTAGGGGTATGTCTTTCAATATCCTTTTCTTGGATGAATTTGCTTTTGTTCCCAACCATGTTGCAGAACAGTTTTTTGCTTCTGTGTATCCTACTATTACTTCTGGTAAGTCAACGAAAGTCATAATCATATCTACACCTAATGGTATGAACCACTTCTATAAGATGTGGGAAGATGCCAGAAATGGTAAGAATGGATATGTTACAAATGAAGTACACTGGTCTCAAGTTCCAGGCAGAGATGCTAAATGGAAAGAGGAGACTATGAAGAACACGTCCAAGAGACAGTTCGCTCAAGAGTTTGAATGCGACTTTCTTGGATCTGCTGATACTCTTATATCGCCATCTAAATTACAGGCGATACCATTCACCGAACCTATAGTTAGTAATGCTGGACTTGATATTTACGAAAGATCACAAGAAGATCATGAATATATTATTACTGTCGATGTTGCCAGAGGAATTGGTGGCGACTATTCTGCTTTCATCGTGTTTGACATCACCACTCTGCCGTATAAGGTTGTTGCGAAATTCAGAGATAATGAGATTAAGCCTGTCATGTTTCCGTCGAGAATATTTCAGGTAGCAAAGAATTATAATTTTCCATATATCCTAGTGGAGGTCAATGACATTGGCGATAGTATAGGAGCAATGTTAAACTATGACCTTGAGTATCCTAACGTACTCATGTGTGCTATGAGAGGTAGAGCAGGGCAGATAGTAGGTCAGGGATTTTCTGGTACTAAGACTCAACTTGGTGTCAAGATGAGTATCACAGTTAAGAAACAAGGTTGTGCAAACCTCAAAGCAATTCTAGAAGAAGACAAATTAACATTCCAAGATTTTCATATACTACAAGAGCTTACGACTTTCATTCAGAAGAAGCAAGCATGGGAAGCAGATGAAGGATACCATGATGACTTGGTGATGTGTCTGGTTCTATTCTCTTGGTTAGTCATGCAAGACTACTTCAAAGAAATGACAGACCAAGATGTCAGAAGAAGGATATATGAAGAGCAAAGGAATCAGATTGAACAGGACATGGCTCCATTTGGATTCATTGATGATGGATTAGGTGACGACACCTTTATAGATGGTGATGGTGAAATGTGGGCTTATGGTGATGCAGAAGAATCTGTAACTTATATGCTTCCTGATTTGTAATGGATCTTGATGAACAGTTCGGTTTAGAACACCTACTATTCAGAGAAAGAACATGTCGAGTCTGTGGTAGAGACAAAGACTTGTTAGCAGATTTTTATTTAATAAGAAAAAATAAGAGAGGTAACCCATCTGGATATTCGTATGAATGTAAGTTGTGTACTGTAGAGAGGGTGGTGAGGAACAGAAAGAAAAAACGTACTGTAGAAGAGTCATATCCTGACTGGTAGAGTGTTCATGCATTGTTTCCCCACTCAAAATACTCCTATAGATAAATAATTTTAGGTAATTTGAATCATCTATAGGGGTTAAAAACATGGCAAGTCAAATCTCGCCTGGTGTAGTTCTTAGAGAAAGAGATCTATCCAACGCAGTTGTTGTTGGCACATCAAGTCAAACAGCAGCATTTGCTTCAACTTTCCAGAAAGGTCCAATTGGTGAGGTTGTTACAATCTCTGACCAAAAGGATTTACTTGGTGTATTCGGTAAACCAACTGATGCTAACGCAGAAGACTGGTTTGTTGCATCTGAGTTTCTGGGATATGGTGGGCAACTAGCAGTTGTTCGTGCAGAAACAGGAGCATCTAATGCTGTTGATGCAGGTCCAACAGTTCTAGTTAAGAACACTGCTGATTGGGAAGGAGGCACAGGCTCGTCTAAAAAGTTTGTAGCACGTGCTGCTGGTAGTCTAGGTAACTCACTTAAGGTAGTCGTTGTTGATAGTGGTGCTGATCAGTATCTAACATTCGCAGCAACACCTGCTGGTATCGGTGTCGATGACACAGTTACATTTACTGGTGGTGCAACAGCAAAAGTTCTTTCATGGGTTCCTGGAACCAAGACTGCTGCTGTGGTTCTAACAAACGCCTCTACTAAAATTACAACTTCTGACACACTAGATATTCCTGATACAGGTGTTTCTGCAACAACTACAACACTAGTTGGT